CCTGCGACCCCATTTTCAAAAATTATATAGGTTTATCGACAGTCTGAAACGGTCATCGGTAAAATGCCGATACCCGTTTTCTATGCCTATTGCCTGTCAATCCTCACATCATACCGCCTGAGCCAATATTCTATCTGCAAGAGATATGCGAAAATCTGCGGCGAGGTCATAAGCTGACCGTACCAGTTGCCCTCAAACAGTGTCGGATCGTCGCACAGCCGTAACAGCTTTTCACGGCTGACAATCTCGGTAAGGCGGCAATCCTTGTCGGCAAGCACCGCCCTCATCCTGCGGATAACCTCGGCAAGATAGGTTGGATTGTGGGTCTTGGGATAAGGCGATTTCTTGCGCCAAAGCACATCATCGGGCAGTATGCCTTTCATTGCACGGCGGACAATGCCTTTCTCCCTGCCGCCTGCCGCCTTTATCTCCCACGGAATATTGAAAGCGTAACGGGCAATCCTGTGGTCGCAGAACGGCACCCTTACCTCAAGTCCGTGAGCCATGCTCATTCTGTCTTTGCGGTCAAGCAGGCATTGCATAAACCAATAGAAGTTCAGCATGAACATCTCACG